TAATACACAATCCTGCACACAATATTCAGCAACTATCTTTCTATCGGCAGATGAGCCTTTTTGTAACCTAAAAATATCTTGTGGAGACACATCATCTTTTGCTTGAGACCAAAAAACCTTATATTTTGGATTGTCTAAATAACGATCAATATCGCCTTCTATTAATCCTTTTACAGATATAACATCTAATTTATCTTCACTGTACATATCTAAAATTCTGTATTTAACACCATCATACTGATTATCAATATATCCATCATGATAATTTATTTTAACAACTCTGTTTATCTCTAATCCATATGTGTTATTTGTATATATTTTTGTTGTATTTGTATCTCTGTCAATTACTAATTTTATTATCTTTTCTTTTATAAAGTATGCTGCAACACTATCTAATTTATATGATGGTAATTTATGATCTCTTTGTATAACTTTAAATAGATCTACTTGTACCATACCTGACATATCGTAATAATACAGGAAATTACAACCAAGTGAAGATGATTGTAACTTCTGTTTTTTATATTCACAGCGTTCATTTAACCTTCCTAATTTTGAAAAATGCTCTTCAATACCTAATTTTTTAGCTCTTTTGTATAGATATTTTTCATCAAAACCAAATATATTATATCCAGTTAGTATATCTGGATTCATTCTAGTCATTAACATAGTCCATGCCATTAATACATCTTTTTCATTATCATATGATTCTACATCAACACCATCTATAGGATCACAAGTTCCTAATGTTATAATATGTTTATAAAAGCACTCAGGTTCCCCATATCTATTAAATGTAGTTCCTATCTGGATAACTCTATCATTGTCATTTTTAGCTCTGGGAAAGTTACCAGATTCACTAGTACATTCTATATCAAATGATGCTACTATGAGGGGAACCATATCATTACTTTCAATATGGTCAATATGTTTCCATGATGCTGATAAATTCAAGGCATTTCTTGTTATTTTTCCAAGTTTTCTATAATTACGTACTTTTGCCCATCCAGATGCACAGAGATTCCTTCTATGCATAAATCTTATCATTGGTTCCAAATTTGATTCATATAACTGAAATTTATAATTTTTTTTCCTGTAAATTATCTCTTTTCTAAATACATTTGCATACGCTTTAAAGGAAGCATAATTAAAAAATTCTAGTCTTACAAATTTAAATTTTTCATAATTAGTAAATCCATAAAAATCATGCTTCTCTACTAAAATTATTGATTTCATGTAATTATGAAATTTTTTTTTAATTTTACCCCTTTCTTTTAAATAATCTATTATACTTCTCATTTCCCGTAAAGTTTGCCGTGGTTTTAATTTAATATAAAAATATGGGCTAAAATTATCAACTCTAATATATATCTTTTTGTCATTATCTGTTGTACCATATAATCTAATTACAAATTTTGATATATCATTGTCGTCATCCTCATCCACATCAGTATCATACCAAGACCAGTCTAATATTTGAAAATTAATAGATACTTTTTTTGATGTTTTTCTAACTGACATGTATTTATATACTCGACTAATAACATATTTATATTGTTTAAAATGTTCAATTTTTATGTTATAGTACACCGATAAAATTAATATTAGTTAATTATATTATGAACAACTATAAGCGCTATATTTTAACATATCCTATTGAAGGACAAATAGTACACAGATCTGATTCTACAAAAAGGGCTGTAAAAAAATGTTATAAAGAATATAAAAAATTAGCCGGAATAACAGATGGTCTATTTGCTGTTACTGACATTGATTCACAAACAGAATATACATTTAAAATAAAAAATCATAAAATATATAACACAAAAAAGCAAATAGGTGGGTACAATAATATTGAAAATCATATAGAAGAAATTGAGAATATAGATAATATTCTCAATGACGGAAATAATAATACAAAATTGAGTTTAAAAAATATTGAAAATAGCATAACACAACTAGATAATAAAGTCGATAGACATATACAATTAAGACATGAAAATTTAAATACAAATAACATAAATAAAAAAATAGTATCTGATGATACTCCACTTGGAAGATTTATGGAAACAGAGTCAGAAGATAGAAATAATGTACAATTTAACAAAAATGTGTGTAGTAATGCATTAAATAAGTTAGATACTATTAAAGCTATCAGTAATTATAATAAACAAACAGATTCTAGCGAATGTAATATACTCTAGATATAAATATGATGTTATATCATATATTGAACACTTAGTTAACTGATTTTATGTAAAATAGGATATAACTATCAGTTAGATGATCTTTTATATCATCATCTGGTATATGAATAACAGTATCATCATCATAAGAATACCACATATTATTAAGTTGATTTTTACAATATGATTTATAATGTCCATATCCCATAGATGATCCCTTATGTGTACTAACACACACTAGATCATATGTAAAGTCATTACTATTATATTTGCTATAACATTGATCAAGGTTTAGCGAAGTTAGAGGTATATCTATATCTGATGTTATCTTTCTTCCAAAATTATCAAACCTTTTAAGATATATTATTAATATTTCAGGAGGTTCCCATATATACATATTTTTCTTAATACTTGTGATAGTATTACAATTTGAACAATTATATTCACAATCTAATGTCTCCTCTGCAGAAAAATCTTGTAAACATTGTTCAAGTGAACAATTATATGAAGGTATAGCTAACAATAATGATGTAAATGGTTGATAGATGGAACTGACATTATTACAATTATCACATATCGTTTCTGAATATTCTAAACCAGTAAATAATGTTGTTATTATCGAATAACTATCTTTTACATGTTTACACCAATATATACATGCATTATATATCTTTTCGTATTGTATATTCTTTTTTACATAGGTATAAAAATTCTGTTTAACTTTTTCTCTATCGGTGTTGCTAATACTATTATTATTTATATATTTAATATATTTTTGCTTGTTATATACATAATTCATTACATTTTCAGGAAGTGTAATGTTAACTTTAACTTTTGTATTAATTTCTTCATGTATTCTATCTAATAGAAAATTTAAAAATTCCTGACTATCATGCTGCATATAACCAAGAAAGTTTTTATTTATCTTTCCTACAGTATTTCTAAATGTATTGGGTTCTATTTTATAATTATTCTCCCACATAGAACATAATAACACAGATAATGGTTCAGATATATTTATCTTATCATCTATCGATTTTTTTTCTATCATGTTTTTATGCCGTCCATCTCTAAAATATGCGCTAAACATTGGAAGATGACTAATACATTGTATTATTGAATTCATATAACAAGTATTCCCCAAGTTAACTAGTCCAGACAAACCTCTTGTAGTAACACTCATTCTAATCTTTTCTATATCCTTATATTCTGTTTTTTTATAAATACTATCAGAGCGGTGATTTGTGTAATTATACATTATAAGCTATATTATCGATATTTTATTTAATTATGCCTTATTATATAGTATTGTATTGTAAATTAGATACTATACATATATATTATCAATTTTTTTCTCTATTCTATATAAATGAGAATATAGTACATCTAACATATATATATATGGATATTGCAGAACCACAAAATAAAAATATAGTTATACAGTTTATTAAACTAAGAGACCAAATAATGTATAATATAGATACTCTTGGTAATAATAAGTCTGATATTTACAGACTTAGACAGACAAATAATATCATTAATATATTGAAAAAATATCCTGACATTATCAAATCAGGAGACCAACTTGAAGATATAAAAGGTATTGGAAAAGGAACTATGAATAGAATAGATGAAATAATTAAAACTGGCCATCTACAAGAAGTAAAAGGAACAAAACAAAAATATGAAAAATATATTACTGAATTGGAAAGTGTAATAGGTATAGGACGTAAAAAAGCATATGAGTTGATTAAAAATTATGATATAAAATCTGTTGATGAATTAAAAAAAGCAGTAAAAAATAAAGAGATAGACGTAACGTATAAAATAAAATTAGGTTTAAAATATTATAACAAGTATCAAGAAAAAGTTCCAAATGAAGAAATACAACAGATAGATAAATATTTTGATAAGGTTATTAAAAAAATAGATGAGGATCTTACTTATGTTATATGTGGATCATATAGACGTGGAAAACCAACATCACATGATATAGATGTATTATTAGTTCACAAAAATGTTAAAACAAAAAGACAAATTAAATTATCAACAAATTATCTACACAAAGTTGTTGATTATCTTAAAAAAGATAAATTTATTTTAGATGATATTGATCCTAATTATATGGTTAAATATATGGGATTTTGTAAATATAAAAAATATCCTATAAGAAGGATAGATATAATGTATTTCCCATATGACTCATATTATCCAGCACTTTTACATCTAACAGGTTCTGGCGAATTTAACAGAAAAATGAGAGAAGTAGCAAAAACATTAGGATATATGCTTAATCAGTATGGATTATACAGAGTTAAAACAGATGATCAAGGGAAAGAGTTATATGTTAAAGTTAAGATAAAATCAGAAAAAGAATTATTTGATAAATTAAATATGGAATATCTTGAACCACATGAAAGGTAATATAATTAATTGGTTTATTAATAAATTAATTATTCATTATGGTTGGACATGATTTGATATAATTCTTTATCGTCTATATCAATATTTATATGTCTAAATGCATCTTTATCTCGTCTAACAGCGGTAAAGCAGATATCTTCTGTCTGCTCTTTTACATAGTTAAGTGTATATCCTTTTTGTCTAACAGCTTCTAAACATATATCTTCTGTCTGATCTTTTACATATTGAAGTGAAAATGCATTTTGTCTAACAGCTTCTAAACAAAGATTTTCTGTCTGATCTTTTACATACTGGAGAGCAAATGCTTTTTGTCTAACAGCTTCTAAACATATATCTTCTGTCTGATCTTTTACATATTGAAGTGAAAATGCATTTTGTCTAACAGCTTCTAAGCATATCTTTTCTGTCTGTTTTTTTACATATTCAAGTGCAAATGCATTTTGTCTAACAGCTTCTAAACAAATATCTTTCTTTTTTATATATTTGAATGCATATTCATTTTTCTTAACAGTTTTCAAACAAATATTTTTCATATGTTTTTGAATATTATTTTCTGGATAATCTTTTCCTATTTTATCCATGTATGCTTTATAGAGTTCCTCAATCATGGACACTTTTATTATACTGGATAATTTCCGGCTGTTAATATATTTAATAGGTTTGTCTAATTCACTTACATCCATAGCATTAATGTATGATACCAATTTAGAATAGTCAGGATCATTTTTTCTGTACTCAATAAGAAATAATAATTTATAATCTGGCTCAGCAAATACTTTACTCATGGCTTTATGGTATCATATGTATCAGATAGATATACATATGATAATTTTATCAATTTTTTAATAAATTAATTATGCCTGGACATGATTTGATATAATTCTCTATTTTCTATAGAAATATTTATGTGCTTAAATGCATTGATGTTTTGTCTAACAGCTTCTAAGCAGATCTCTTCTGTTTGATTTTTAACATATTGAAGTGCATATCCATTTTGTTTAACTGCTTCTAAGCATATATCTTCTGTTTTCTCTTTTACAAATTTAAGTGCATCTCCATTTTGTTTAACTGCTTCTAAGCAGATCTCTTCTGTTTGATTTTTAACATATTCGAGTACATTTCCATTTTGTTTAACTGCTTCTAAGCAGATCTCTTCTGTTTGATTTTTAACATATTCGAGTACATTTCCATTTTGTTTAACTGCTTCTAAGCAGATCTCTTCTGTCTGATCTTTAACATATTGAATTGCATCTCCATTTCTTCTGACAGCTATTAAGCAAATATCTTCTGTTTGATCTGTTACATATTCAAGTACATATCCATATTGTTTAACAGCTTCTAAACAGATCTCTTCTGTTTGTTCTTTTACAGATCGAAGTGCATGTCCATTTTCTCTAACGGCTTCTAAACAAATCTCTTCTGTCTGATCTTTAACATATTGAATTGCACGTCCATTTTCTCTAACGGCTTCTAAACAAATCTCTTCTGTCTTTTTTTTTACATATTCAAGTGCATATCCATATTGTCTAACAGCTTCTATACATATCTCTTCTGTTTGATTTTTAACATATTGGAGTTCATATCCATATTTTCTAACAGCTTCTAAACATATCTCTTCTGTCTGATTTTCTATATCTTTAATTGATAATATATCTTGTCTGATTATCTCTAAACAAATATCTTTCTTTTTTATATATTTGTATGCATATTTATTTTTCTTAACAGCTTCTAAACAAATATTTTTCATATGTTTTTGAATATTATTTTCTTGATAATATTTTCCTATTTTATCCATGTATGCTTTATAGAGTTCCTCAATCAT